CCCGCCCGCTGTCGCCCCGATGTCGCCCGGCGTCGATCGTGGGGATGACGTCGCCCGCCGGACGGCCCGCGGCGCTGTCGCCGGGCGTGGCGCCGTCCGTTGGGCCGCTGAGCGTAGTGCCGCAGGCAGCGAGCAGGACGGCAATCACGGGCCAGCAACGGCGCATGGAGGCTGATTTAGCCACTGGTGCGCCCGCGTCGCAAATCCGGCCAGAAACGAGCCCAAAATGCCAACGATTCTAGCCACGAAGGCGAGCAACGAGCCCGACGGGCGCATCAAGGTCCTGTACCGGTACGACGACGAAACCGTGCGCACCGTGTACCTCGACCCGCTCACCAAGGATCGCGAGGACGCGGGGCTCAGCGAGCCGAGGCGCAACGCGAACGGCACGGTTGCCACGTGCTGGTGGCGGTGAGCGATGGGGCTGCGCATCGTCTACGACCCGAGCATCTTCGGGTACGACCTCGCGCTCGACGAGGACGAACAGCGATTCGAGACCGACGACGGCCTGCTGACTGCCGTCACGATCTCGCTCTTCACCGACGCGCGTGCAACGGCCGAAGAGCTGGCGCTGTACGGGCTCACGGCGGCAGACAACCGCGGTTGGTACGGCGACAGCTACCCGGAGATCGAAGGCGACACGACAGGCTCGAAGTTGTGGCTGCTAGCACGCGCGCTTCGCAACGACGAAACGCTTCGGGTAGCGCGGACGTACGCGCTCGCCTCGCTGCAGTGGATGGTCGACGACGGCGTCGCGCTCGAAATTGACGCAGGCACCGAGTGGATCGGCACGACGAGCTACCTGCAACTCACGATCGCGGTGCTGCGCCGGGACGGCTCACAGTGGCGAGCGGTGTGGAACGCCTTCGAGGGAGCGCTGCTTTCTGCGGCGTGACGGAAAACGATGCCCAGCGAGTTCACACGCCCAGCGCAAAGCGAGATCTTGCAGCGCGTGCAGTCCGACCTCGAGAGCGAGGCGGACGGCATCACCGCGCGACTGCGTCGTCGCTTCGAGCGCGGCCTCGCGTTTGCGATCGCGAGCGTCTCTCATCAGCTTCATGGGCACATCGCTTGGGCAGTCGATCAGTTCTTCCCCGACACCGCGGTCGAGCGGTTCCTGCTTCGGTACGGAGGGCAGTTCGGCCTAACGCGAAAGCAGGCTGAGCGCTCCGCTGGCACCGTGCTCGTGACCGGCACCGGTGGCGACATCTCGGTTGGGACGCAGTGGGTACGAAGGGGTGACGGCAGACTGTACGAAGCGACAGAGGAAGTGCTAGCGATCAACCCGAGTGCGAGCGTTGCCTTGCGCGCTGTCGATGGCGGGCTCGACGGCGACTGCGATGCGGGGCAGGAGTTGGATCTCGTCACGCCGATCGCCAACATCGACGGGACAGCGACAGTCGAAGCCGACGTCGACGGCCTAGGGCTGACGGGTGGAACCGATCTGGAATCGCTCGCGGACTACCTCGACCGGCTCATCGTCTACATGCAGAAGCCGCCGCTCGGCGGTGCGCCCGGCGACCACGTGCAGTGGGCGCTCGAAGTGCCTGGGGTCACGCGCGCATGGGAGTACAAGGGGCAGGACGGCACAGGTAACCCCGGGCTTGGGAAGGTCGCTCTGGCGTTCGTGCTCGACGGCGAGGAAGACATCATCCCGGTAAGCGGCGATGTCGACGAGGTGCAGGCGTACATCGACGACCGCTCACCGGCCGAGGTGATCGTGTTCGCACCGACTGCTGTTCCGCTCGAGCTTTCGATCCAGCTCGAGCCAAACACGAGCGCGGTGCGCGCAGCAGTGCTCGAAGAGATCCAAGACCTGCTCGCTCGCGACGCCGAACCCGGCGGGATCCTCTACGTCTCGCGAATCAACGAAGCGATCAGCGCAGCCGTCGGAGAGATCAACCACATTCTAGTGAGCCCGACAGTCGATCAGGAATACGACTTCGGCGAGATGCCGACGTACGACGCAGGGGAAATCACGTTCAACGACATCCCGTGATCCATGGCGCGCGACTACACCGAGAAGCTCAAGGAAGCGCTGCCACCGGGTAAGGCGTGGACGAGGCGCGTTGGATCGTGGCTGCACAAGCTCACGGCCGGCGCATCGATCGAGTTCGGCCGCGTCGAGGGGCGCGTCGAGCAGTTGCTTCTCGAGATGTGGCCAGGGACAGCGGTCGAAACCATCGCGGACTGGGAGCGAATCCTCGGTCTTCCAGACACATGCGCAGACGCGCCGTCGACGCTGGCGCTTCGGCAGGCTGCCGCAGAGAGCGCGTTCGTGTCGCGCGGCGGGTCGCTAGGTGGACCCAGCGTCCCGTTCCTTACTCGCTTGATCGAGCGACTCGGCTACACGGGCGATGGCGACATCATCATTCGCCGTTTTCACTTCCCAGCGTTCGACTGCGAGAGCGAGTGCACCGCAGCGCTCAACCCTGACGAGGTCCGTTGGCCGTTCGTTTGGGAGTTCGTAGTCAAGAGCGGCGACCTCGACGAGGTGCTCGTCTGCCGCGTCGAGCGAAATGCACTCGCGCATCTTGGACTCACGCACGCGTTCCCGATCGTGATGATGGACGAACTCACCATGTCACGCACCGGCGTTGCCGTGCTTCACCACCCCGAAAACCAAGAAGAGACCGCACTCGCTGATGGCGAGGTTGGTACCTTCTACTACGGTGCCTGATGGCTGAACGAATCGCGACGCTGACCAAGGTCACAGACCTCTTCGGCACTGGGAAGCATGGCTTCGGTCCCGGCAATCCGCCGGGAACTGCTGCAACGCGCCTTCACCAGGACTGGTTCAACGCGATTCAAGAAGAGATCGCGCGCGCCATCGAGCGTGCTGGCGGAACGCTCCAAGGCTCGTCCCATCGCGGTCAACTCGCGCAGGTGATGAGCGGAACGATGGCGCTGCATACGCTCTGCATGCCGTGGCGGTTGACTCAGCCATCGGGCGGCGCGTCCGAAGTCCTTGCCGTTGCGTGCGACGACGGGCGCCCGTCGAGCTTGGACACGTTCGCAACGACCTATCGGTGTGCGATCATCGCAGTGGGCACCGACTGCTTCTTCGCATCGTACGATGGCGGCGAGAACTGGTCGGCGGACAAGGAGAGCGGGACCGCGACGTTTCGTGCTGTAGCGATCCAGCGCTACGGAGACGGCACCGCAGTCGTGGCGATTGCAGTGGGGGACGGCGGCGTGTGGCGTAGGCACACCAACGGGACCGGTGGCGAAGGGAACTCGAGCGGCACGGTCTCTGGAACACCTGATCTTGACGGCATTTTCCGTGACGACGTCGAGGGGCTTTGGTGGGCGTGGGGACCCGGTGGCGTTTATCAGGGCGACTCAACTCCTTCGTGGACACAGGTTTCCGCCGACGACTACTCGGCAGGCGGAATGATGCGTAACGCCGCTGGTCGCAAGGTCTTCTACAGCGAGACGAACAACCGCTTCGAGTATGTCGACGGCTCCGGAACCAGCCTGACGGCGGGCGCTGCACAAGCGACCGGGCCAAGCGGCGTCGGCATCTACGACCCAGCGCTCGACGGTCTCTTGTTCGCGTTCGGTTCTGCTGCGCAAGCGGTTGGCACCGATGGCGATACGGTGCTCGGAACGCTCGCGTTCGGATCGCCGGCAACGCGCTGTCGCCCCTTCCGTTTCCATGGACACACATACCTCGCGCTTTCCGGCACTGGCCCACTCGACCTGATCGTGCACTCGCCAATCGAACCTTTCTCGTTCGACGAGTCGCTGCTCGTGGCGGTTCCAGTGATGGAGATCGAGAGCGGGTTCGATCTAACGCAGGTTCGACCGCACAGCTTCTGCGGAAGCTTTGGCGCTTACCGAGATTTCGGTGGGGCACAGGATGCGATCTACGTGAGTCACTACCTTCCAACGCTCTTCGGGAGCGTGCCGTGACATGGCTCAGCGCCACTACATCCAATGCCGTCCTTCGAGCGCGCCGGGGCAGAGCGACGAGGACGACGCGCGACGAACGCTGACAGCGTACGAGCAAAACAAGCTCTGCAACGGTCGTTTCAAGATCTACTGGATAGCCGACCTCGACTCTGACGCGATTGTCAGCGAGGGCAGGATCTTCAGCGTTGGTCAACTCGGCGGTGAAGAGTTCGGTTTGCGGTTCTACGTCGGCGACGGATTGACTGTTGCTCTCGTCGGCACCGGAACCGCAGAGGCTGTGATCGAGTTCGACGCGTACACGGAAATCACATTCGAGCTGCACGCCGAGCTCGGAACGCTGACGGTGAGCGGCGCCGCATCGGGTGACGGCGTCTACTCCGGCGACGCGTGGAACGACACGGTTGGCGCCGATGCTGTGCTCCGAATCGGTGGCGACGTCACCGCGGACGGCAAGAGCGCAAACGGCTGGGTGTCGCTTCCGTACGCCCTGCCATGGACAGCGGCCGGCGGATTCGGCGGTTTCGGAACCTCCTTCCAGGACACGTCTCTGCACGAAGAAGGCGAGTTGACCGGCTTCGGCATCATCTGAGAGGGCAACATGATCAAGTCATTCGCATGGGCGCTCGCACTCCTGAGCGTGGTCGGGTGTGCTGCGCCCGCTCAGCAGTCGAGCGTCGACGAGTCGCCGCGCATGGGCGCGCTTGTTGCGCGCACTGGCGAGCGTGGCGCAGGGCACGCAACGGCGACCCTTCTAAGCGCGATCGACTCTGACGCAAGCGAGGACAGCGGCGAGCTCGACTGCCGCGGTTACACGCGCGGCGGGTGGGTGGCTGTGACGTTCGCGGGATTCGCCGCTGGCACGAACCTAGTTGGATCGCTCGAGTTCATGGGCGGCGTCGACACCACGGTCGCGAACTATCGAGCACTCCCAATCGACGGGACGAAGACGATCCCGATCGAGGCTTCGCTTCCCACCGGCATGACCATCGACGCCGGAGACGACGGCTTCGACTTCGCGGACACGTTCGAAGCGAACACGACGATCTATGTGCCTATGCAGAACTTGCCGCCGTACCTGCTTGCGAGGTTCACGCGCACGGGCGGAGGCGCCGACTCTGCGACGATCACCGTAAAGGCTGTGGTGCAGCAATGAAGTCAGCATACGCAATCCTCGCGCTGTCTCTTGTCGGGTGCTCGACCGTGCAGGTCGCGCAGCCGAAGCCGCGCACGCCTGAAGAAGCGGCCGCAGCGGCAAAGGACGACGGAGAGTCCTCCATGCGAATGGGAAACCTCACGGTGAAGGACTCGACTGGAACGACGCGCACAGTCGCGGCAACGAACGTCGCGGGCGTCGAGACGAGCCACCACATCGTGAGCGACCCGGATGGAGCGCAGTTGCAGGACATCGTTACCAGTGACGGCGCGATGCCGGGTGGCGTGAAAGGCCCCGTGATTCTTGGTCAGCGCCGCGACGCTGACACGACCATCGCGGACACCGATGGCGATGCAGCACCGCTGCAGCTCGATGCGACTGGCGCGCTCAAGGTCACGGGCGGAGGCGGCGGAACGCAAGTGGTCACCGACACCGCTTCGACCGGAGCTGACACTGGAAACCTCACGCAGACGGTACGCCAGGACACGCTCGCGAGCAGCACGACCACGACCGGCGACTTCCAGCCGCTCAAATCGGACCAGTACGGCTCGACCTACGTGCAGCCGACCTTCGACAAGGAGGGCACACCGACCGTCGTTTCAGACGTCGAGCCGCTTCCGATATCCGGAACCGTTTCGACCACGCTCGGCACCGAGATCATTGACGACAGCAACTTCACCGAGTTCATCGACACCGTGATGCCAGGCGGTGCCTGGTACAACGACATCGCGCCCGACGCGCCCGACGAGAACGACATCGGCGCGTTCCGCATGAGCAGCAACCGCGTGCTCTACCAGCAGATCCGCGACGCCGCCGGCAATGAGCGCGGCGCGAACGTCAATTCGAGCAACGAGCTTCTGACCGCCAACAGCGTGCTCTCGAGCGCCGGCAATGCGGACGACGCGGCATTCGGGATCGCCACCGACATGGTGCTCTCGCTCGGCGCCGTGTTCGACGACGTGTCACCGGACACCGTCAACGAAGGCGACGCGATGGCATTGCGCGGAAGCTCGCGCCGCGAGCTGTACGTGCAACTCCGTGACGCTGCGGGCAACGAGCGAGGCGTCAACGTCACCGCCACCAACGAGCTGAAGGTCGACGACGACTCGACTCAGTCTCAGCTCGTGTCGCTCAACACGGCCGTCGGTCTCACGCAAAAGCTGATCAGCTCGACCTACGCCGACGGCTACGGTTCGTACCCCGTCTACGTGAAGCAAGCCACGCCGACCGCTCTGTCGGGAGTCGCCGACACCGAAAACTCGCCCGCGGCCGTCGACCTTTCGCAACGCCTGTACGTCGCGAACAGCAGCAGCCCAACGACGGTCTTCTCGACGATCGACACGAGCGCGAGCAGCAACTCGAGCACCATCGACGTGCGGCAATGCGCGAGCGTGTGGATCGAGTTCGAGTGGGTCTCAGGCTCGGCAACAGCGACCGGCTCGCTCGAGTTCTACGGCTCGACGTCGTCTTCGATCGCCGTGGACGATGACAACATGATGCACCTTGGCGTGGGTGGCGATCCCGACGAGAGCTTCATCAACACCGTCCGATGCACCGTGCCTGCGTCTCCGAACAACGACCAGGCCGACTACTCGGTCGCATCCGGTAGCGCACCAAGCCATTGCGCGATGCGCATCCCGGACCCGCTGCCCTACCTCATCGTGCGGCACGTCGCCGGCACCGGGGGAAGCGCGGGCGACCTCACGGCCATCCTGTCCTGCCGCCAGTTCTAAGGACCACCATGCGCAAGCTCATCGCAACGCTCGCGCTCGTCGCGATCGCGTCCGGCGCCGTCGTGGCCATCGGTCACGCGGACAAGGACGGCGGTCACCGCTCGAGCACGCTCTTCGACTTCGGCCGGAGCTTCGGGCGCGAGCTTGGCAGGGTCTTCGGTATCGAGTACGGCGGGGACTCTGCGACACCGCCTGCGCCGTCTGTCAGCGCAGGGACCGACAGCAGCGCGCCGATCGCTGGCTCACCCTACAACCTCAACGCGTCGTGCAGCGGGTACACCTCGTGCGAGTGGACCGATGACGCAGTCGGTACGGTCGTCTACACCGGCGGTGCGACCTGCTCGTGCGACGACACCTCTTGCGACAAGGAGGTCGAGAACGACACCGAAGAGATCGTGACGCACACGCTCACGTGCGACGCGAGCGGCAGCGACGACGTCGCTCTCGACTGGAACGACAACGACCCAACCGTCAACGCCGGCACCGACCCGGGCGACGCCGAGGAAGACGTCGCGTTTCAGGTCGACGACGTGGTCATCACCGACCCGGACGTTCTGACCGGCTGCACATGGTCGGAGTCCGACGCCGACGGCATTTGCACCTTCTCGGCTTCCGGCGCCTGCGCGAACCAAGCGGCGTGCCGACTCACGGACCACACGTGCGACACGCCCAGCGTGACGATGACGCTCACGATCACGTGCGACGGCGTGGCGGACACCGTCGACGTTGCGATCGGCGCGGCTGGTTCGGCGACCGTCTCTGCGTACTACCCGCAGCTCGACTACCAGGATCTCTACGACGAGATCGTAGCTACCAAGTCGACCGAGGCCGCGGACGCCATTTTCTACGACGGGGTAAACGCTGCCGACCATGAAGCGGCGGCGCCCGCGTGCACCAACGACGTCAACTGCACGACCGCTGCCGAGTGTCAGACCGCTCTCGGCACGGCCGGCAACCGCGCGATCGTCACCTCCGACTTCACAGACGACATCGATTTCGGCACCGGCGCAGTCTCGGTGCCCGCTGCGAACACCTGCCTCGACATCAACGGGCACAAGACCGGCGGCGTGCTGACCAAGTCGGCAACGACGCTCGCCTGGCCCTGCCGCGTGCAGGACAGCGCGGGCGGCGGGACGATGGGCTCGTTCCTCTCGAGCGGCGCGTGCACGGCGTGCGCTGACGTCTCG